CAATGCTGAGGGCGGCTGTTCGCAACGCCGCCAGCTTTAGCGCTTCGACGCGGAACCTTCCTATAGCGATCTTGTGAGGCGGCTCGTCAACCGACGCGCCATGCTTTTTCGTCATAGTTTCACTCTCTATGGTGGTCGTCATACCTACTCCTTGGGGTCGACGATGAAGCGTTGGTATGAGCCACAGGCTTCATGGGCATCGATCTTGAACTTCGTACACTCCCAATCTCCATTTGGCTTGGGGCGTGAGAAGGCGCAGGTAGGGCAAGAGGGAACAACCTCTTGAAGCTCCGGCTCCCAGCACGCCGAGCGCTTAAAGCAACCCTTGCAACGCCAGTCCAACGGGTCAGGTGATACCCGTTTCTTTGCACTACCGGCAAGAACATTTTTTATCCGCTCGCAGATGAACGCGTATTCAAGCTCATCGAAGTCAACAATTTCCGCGTGGTATCTTGAATTGTTTTTGCAGATCGCCAGCATGAGAGCCTGCCGCATGCCCGACATACCAAGCATCATCTGCATCTGAGCATAGTACGAAGGATGCGAGCGCTTGATGCCGACCTTCATAAATTTTTCGAAGGATGCCAAGTTCATCGACTTGATTTCCAGCACGCGAACTTCCTCATCGGCGAACTCGATGTGCCCATCCATATGACACACCACATGGCCACCCCACTCGGTGTAGGCGAATTGTTTTCCGGTGACGCCATCAACCTCCCACATGCTGATGCCAGCCATCTTTTTGAGGTCGGCCACAACCATGTCTTCCAGCGCATGGCCAAGCTTGAAGATACGCGCCAGCCCCGGCTCGGGCGGATCATTGGGGAAGCCGCGCATCGAGAGCGTCAGGTTCGCGTCACAGGTATTCCCGATTGAACTGGCCCCGATATAGCGGCGCGGCTTTTCTTTTTGGCTGGCTCGGTAGCCCTCGTTGATTGCATCTACAACATCGGAAGCCGTCTTGATTGGTATGGCTGTCTTGGTTGGGTTAGTTGTTTTTGTCATTTGTAGTAACTCCATTAACCGCAATCAAAACCCGATCAAAAAAAAGAGGCGCGCAGTTTGTCTTGCGCGCCTCAGTCGTCGGCAGGTGGGAGGGTTGGTGCCGCCCGCTTATTGTCGGACTAGAAAGGGATTTCGTCGTCCATGTCTTTGTGCGCACCGCCGCCAGATCGTTGCGCACTACCGGCGCTCGACAGGCTCGACAGATCAGCCGGTGTCTCGGTGGGCGTGGTGAACTTGTCGAAGTCAGCGACAGGGAAGAAGCGCTTGGCCTCAACGGACTGGCGCTTCTCGCCCTTGTTGTTCAGGTACGGCTTCCCGTATCCGATAATCACGCCGACAGTCAGGTTGTTCAGGGAAGTAATGTCCCCCGGACGGTCTGGTGACGGGTGCGCGGCACTGATCAGAAAGCTCTTGAGTTGCGAGAGCGCAATCTCTTGTGCCTTCGCCGATGTGTGATGGATATTGAACCCGACGCGCAGGTCGCCACCGCCCTGAGTATCCGTCAGCACTATGGTCAGGCGGCGGTTCGTTGTCTGGCCAACCTGTTCCACCTTGGCGTCGCCGACATTGACGATGTATTTGCCAGCACCGAGCATAGCGGTGCTGCCTTCGATGGTAGACAGATCGAGTGCGTCAAAACCATTCCAGCTCATTATTTGGTATCCTTCGTGTTAACAGTGACCGTTTCGCTTTTGGCTTCGGTCGGCTCTGAGGGGGCTGCTTTGTGCATGGCCTGATAGTCTTTCTCCGAGAGGCTCATGCGATGGAGAAGTTCGGTGACGTCAGACACAGGCTCTTGAGGCTTGAGGCGACCGCGTGGATCGCGGACCTTCCCATGCCAGCCTGAGACTTCATCGGTAATGACGAAGCGACGAACTCGCGCCACGCCCTTGTCGTCACGCTCGGTACTGCGCACGCCACACAGGACGTGATCGAACAGAGCGGGGACTTGCTTGGAAACCTTGTTGCCCTTGACCAGAGGCCAGAAGTGGGTGGTTCCGTTGGCGTCGCTTTCTTCGCCAGCAAGACACGTCACATAGACGTGCATCGGCAGATCGCGGACCCACTTGAGGGAGCCGATCATCAGGCGCGAATAGTCTTGCCAGATGGCGAAGCCGCCCTCCGGGTTCTCGCGCTCAAGGTGTTCGAGTAGGCGCTCGGACACTTCGGTCAGGCTGTCGATGGCGATCCAATTGTACCCGGCTTCGCGGAACTCTTTCGAGTGCAGCATTTTCACGATGCCGCGAAAGGAATAGATGCCGCTCTCAGGATCGTGCTTCCCATCCCAAGACACGAACGGCAGGTAATCAATGTCGCAGTCTTCGAGGGATTTCAGACCGCTCTCGCCAGAGATAATCAGACCCTTTCCGTAGCGCGCCTGATAGTAGCGTGTCTGGTACGTCTTGCCGAAGCCGTGGTGCGAGTAGAGCAGAACCTTTGTCGGCCCATTCTCCTGCAACTCAGACGTATTCATAGTGGCGAAGCTCATGGCGTGTCCTTTGGACTGAGAGTTGTGGGGGGAAGGCTAGAAGGGCATGTCGTCGTCAGACGACGCGGTCGTCGTGATTGTCGCAATTGGCGCAAGTGTCCCGATACCCACCACGCCGCTGGCATCCAAAGTCATGCCGGTCTTCCAAGCCGCTCCCGGCGCAAGCTCTGCCGAGAGGGATGGTGAGCTTTTTTTCTTGGTCAGGTAGGGGTCCAGAATTTCTTTGCCGCTAATTGACAGGGCTTCATAGGTACGATTGTCGACCGAGAAACGGGACGTCACAGCAGGTGGGCGGGAGACAAGGCCAGCCTCAAAAGCCCGCTTCAAGCCGTCCGAGTCCCAAATGTTCCGCACCGAAACCTTGGCCTTGATCGTGCCGGTAGGCGTCGAGAAGTATGTGACGCCTTCGTCCGGGTCCAAGGTCCGGTTGAACTCGTCCACTATGGCGGCGCGATCACTTCTGAGCGCGGCAATCTGTTCATCAATCTCAACGAGGCGGCGCGTTGCCTCATCCATTGGAAAGCGCGTCTCGATTGTTCGGCCCACGCCACTCTCATCTACGCAATTAACCGAGACGAGAGGGGTGGGAGAGGTGGAAAAGATGGTGGCTGTGACGGCGATGATTTCTTCCAACTCCTTCACATAGGTAGGAACATCAGGCTTCTCGTCAGGCTCGTTTCCGAAGTCATCGAAGTTTGCGCTTTTCATAGAAAACTCTCCGAGGGGCGATGCTACAGATGGCATCTTGTGGACACCCAACAAATAGGCTAGGTGTGACACCTTGGCAACCCCCACTGGAGAAAAAAGCATGACGACACTTTCACAGGTCGACGCCGCTCTCGAATATCTGGATCGCGGTTGGTCGGTGATCCCCATCTGCCTTGATACAAAGCGCCCCCGCATTGAGTGGAGGAAGTACCAGACCGAATTGCCAACCTCAGAGGAGGTCGAGCGCTGGTGGACAGTGAACCCCAATGATGGCATCGCCCTCGTCACTGGCGAGTTGACCGGCCTTGTGGTCGTCGACTGTGATAATGAAGAAGCCGCCGAGGCGGCGCGGCAAGCCGGGATGGTATCGCCGGTCAAGGTCCAGACGAAACGTGGACACCATCTCTATTTCGCACACCCGCGCGATGGCATACGGCGCGGCCCGCGTGCTGGCGTGAATACAAGGGGTGCCGATTGGCCAAAGATTGATGGCCTCGATTTCCGAGGGGACGGCGGATACGTCCTGCTTCCGCCCACCAAAAATTATTCATGGGAGATCGCAGCCGGTTGCTGCGAAGACGACACGCCCGAATGGAAAGATTGGAAGCCCTCATTGAAGCCAGATGGGGTGGTCGGTTTTGATTTCTCCCATCTTGACCTGACTGCCGTTCGCGCACAGCACAGCTTCGTCAGCGAATGGGATCGAACGGCCCGCTATGTGGTGGAGAAGTTCCCCGAGACACTTCGCATCCCGTCCGGCATGGGCAATGGCCGCAACGAACGGGTCATGCGCTGGATCAGCGAGTGCATCATGGAGGGTTTGTTCGGGAGCATGCTGCGTGTTCGCGGTCTTGCTTTCATGCGAGAGTTCTTCGAAAGCGAACTAACTGAGCATGAGTTCGAGGCCACCTGCCGCTCGATGGAGGAAGCCGAACGCCGCAACCATCCTGAACGCTTTGATGCCAGCGGGGAGTACATCTTCAAGCCCTGCCTTTCGATCCATGAGCAAGACCCCGCAGTCGCAAGCCCGAAGGCCAAGCTCATTACCATGGCCGATGCCGAGGATTTGTTGGCCAAGGCTGGTGGCCGGGAATACCTGATCGAACCTTGGCTCCCGGCTCAGACAATCGTGCAGGTTTACGGTTACTCTGGTCACGGCAAGTCGCTGTTTGTCGAGCATTGCATGGCGGCACTGGCGGCGGGCCGCAGGTCTGTTGGTCCTTTCGAAATCGGCAAGCCGTCTCGCGTCCTCTATATGGATTTCGAAATGGGCATGGGCACCATCGCCCGTCGCCTGATCGAGTTGCGTGAGACACACGGCGACACGGCTGATCGCTTGCAGATTTGGGCACCCTTCGTAGGCGACGACGAAGACATCAACCTCCGCACCCGAGAAGGATTGGCTGGCCTCCAGTCTTGGATCGGAGAAGTGAAGCCGCAGGTCGTGGTGATTGACACGGTGCGGACAGGCTATCCCGGCCTCCAAGAGAATGACGCTGCCGAATGGGCTGCCGTCAACACGCTGGCCAAGAAACTCCGCAACGCTGGCATGGCCGTGATCCTCGTACACCACGCCAACAAGCCGGGCGAGGGTGCGACCGGACGAGAGGCAGGCTCAACCAACCAGCTCACTGTCTTGGAAACTCAGATCAGAATTACTCAGGTCTTCACCGACAAGGACACAGCCCAAAACAATGCGGCCCTGTTCGATGACGACTATGAGAACCCCATCTGGCCACAGCTCCAAGACAAGCTGGAGAAAAACGATCCGGGCTTCACGCTCTACATGGTGATGGAAGTGCGGTACGGGAAAGTGCGCGAGTGGACAGAGACGCATGACCGTGTCCAGTGGATCGGCTTCGCACAGAACAATACGACTGGCGCTCGGACAATGGTTTCCAATTCGTCGACCAAGCAGCGAGCC